TTAGGTATATCATTATCATTAGAAAGAAAAGTTTCATAATTTACTTTTACAACACGCAACGTTCCTAATCCACCTGGTTCAAAAATAATTCCAGTATCTGAGTTAATGTTGTGTGTGCGTAATCCTAATAGATCTGTACTTGCACTTTTGCTTCTTAAAATAAATGTTCCATTTTGAATTTGTGAACCACCTTGCACCCAATATGAATGACCAAAATCTTTTGTGAATAAAAACATAGGTGCTGTGGAATCATCACCACCGTTAGCAACTCCGCCACCTAGTCCATTATAAAATTCTATACCTGCACCTGGAGAAGAAACTCCGCCTGGTGTTGTATCATTTTTGTTTACTCTAATAATTGAATCTTCTACGTCAAGTTCTTGCGTATTAATTGTAGTCTGGTCACCTTCTACTATCAAGTCGCCAGTAATTCTTACTGTGCCTGAAGACACTCCAGTATCTAGACGGATCTCTCCACCTGCTTGTACTTTTAATGTGTAATCACCATCGTTGACTACTAAAAATTTACTCATTTATAAAATCCTGTTTGTATGTTGTGGGGTTGCCCCCACAACAAAAGCCTTAATTATGCGTTTTCTGTAAAGTCGTCATCATCGGCGTTAGCAACATCATCGTCACCAGCCTCTTCAACTTTTACTTTACCAGCACTAGCCGCCGCAAAATCCCATGCAAGAGATAATCCGTCTAATGCGTTAGCATTTTGTGAACCTGTAGGCGCATTTACTGTTAACTTACGTCCAGCAATTTTACTTACTAGATAAGTTTCATTATCATTACCTTGTACAGATATACTCATCTGACCTGATGTTAAGTTTGCAGGTAATACACCAGATGTTAATGTACAAGTGTGTTCTGTATCAGCGGCACCTGTTTCAGAAACAACGAATTTTTTAGATCCTTTTTGTCTGATAATAGTACCTTCTTTTACTCCACCGCCTGAATTAAAGTTTACTTTTATTTCGCTTGCACCAGCAGTTGCACCGCCAGCCGCTGTTGTAAACAGCCTTTTGTTAAGTGGTCTTCCCATTTTTTTTCTCCTTTGACGTTCTAGGTCTACGGGGTGTTGTCCCCATAAGTCCATACACTATGTATGGCACGTTTTATATAGTGATATTTATCTTTTACTGAGAGATGTTAATAACTCTATTTTTGACACCTTATTTAGAGTGTCAATGCCCTTTTGAAGCAGTTCAGCACCTTGGTCGGCATGGTGTTGTTTGCGTGATTGTCTGTGTTTTATCATCACATCAAGATACTCGTGATATATTTTTTCTGCACTTTTTTCAATACGCATGATATCTGTTTGAAATATGCCATGTTGTTTACGCCATACGGGCAATCTATCTTGCAAATCTTTGAATTTTTTTAATAGTTCTTCATGCATAATTTTATTTACTAACCATTTGTACTAATTTTCTAGCACCATATGTTACCATGAAATCACAACCTACTCTTTCAAACACTTGATAAGTTTCTAATAAATGCTTGTCTGTAGGCAATCCAAGATATTCATCACTAACTTGATATACTCCAACAGGTTTGTATGAGTTTGCTTTTATCATGCTTATTAAATCAATAGAAGTCATTCCTGGTTTTAACATAAGATAGTCTGCACCATCTTTGTCATATTGATTTGCTATTATTTTTGGACTGTATGCATCTTGCACACTGATTTGATAAAATCTTTCTGAGTCAGGTGTGCTGTCTGCAAGATCTCTAAATGAACTAAAAAAATTTGACCTAAATTTTATGTAAGCCAATATAGGCATTTTAGTTTCTATCTTTAAATTTTTTACTGTGTCTTTTTGCATATCACTAGGTGCTAGTATGTCAGCACCTGCTTGTTTTAAAACTCTGCCTAACTGTATAAAAAGTGATTGAGTGGTTTGAGGTTTGTCTATTAAACAACAATGTCCATCAGTTGTTGTGGAACACATACACACATCGACTGCTAAACTAATTGTGTTGCCAAATTTAGATTTAATATAATTGACTGCTTCTCCTTGGAATTGCCAGTCTGGTGAATTTGTTTTTATATTAGGAGTGACAAAAAGTAAAAATTCTTTTACTCCTACATCAATATCTTTTTGAATACGTTCATTAATATCTTTTAATGGAAAACTGGCATTGTCTAATCCTAGTTTGCCCTGTACGATACTGTCTGTCTGGTTTACAAATATTGGTTGTATAAAATCCATATGTAAATTATACAACAATTTTGGTAAACAGTCAACTAGAATTTTGGAGTTTCTGTAAACGGTCCCGGCTTAGAGTCTTGACAAACTGCTATTGCTCTGTCATTAAATCCTTCAGTGTTTTGAAGGGTTTCGTTGGCAATATACATTTTTTCAATACATTCTTTTTTAGTATTGTATGCAATACTGCTCCAACCATCTGCACGTACAAAGTCTCCTGCTATCCAACTTCCTTGGATATAAAAGTAGATTACTAACCATGTCATAATATTATTTAGACTGGAGTGATGAAAAGATAAAAGGATATAAAAATGTTAAATGGTATTATTCAGTCAATAAAAAAGGGCGACATAAAGCCGCCCTTTTAAATTTGATGCTTTTGTATCTATTAACTGAAAGATACAGCCGCCGCCATGTTCACTTCACCTAAGTAGTCTGCCGCATTACCTAGAGATGATGCTGTGTTTGATAACTCAACATAACCATATCTAGTCATGAAACTTACTACTGGTTCAAATGTACCTGGATCAAGTACAACACCTGAAGACATCAATGGAATGTATGGGCAGTAGAACGCCGCCGCATCTGATTCAGATGCACCTTTGTAACCTACCAACACGCCTGTTGTGTCTGAAGCGTATGTATCAACGTACACTTTCATAGCACCATTCAAAGTACCAACCATTTTATTATTAGTTGGAGCCGCAAATGCACCTTCAGTTGTTCTTGCGAACGCTGAAGTTGTTGCTGATTGAAGTACAGTCAATGCTAATGGTGATACCACTGCAAAGTTACCTGCGCCTCTTCTTGTACGCTGAGCGATTTTATTCGCTACTCTGTTGATCAATACAGCCAAAGCCGCATGCTCGTCACCTACGAATGTCGCAGTTCCTGAAACAGCAGATTGGTCATACGTTTCTTCATCAGCCGCTAGTGCTCTCAACGAACCAAGTACTTCTTGATCGATTTCAGCAGTAATTTCTTGGGCTAATGCCGCCATTACTTCTGCTTCGATGTCAATACCTTGTTGTGCTTGAGCATCTTGAGCTGACTCAAAAGTCCATCTTGCTGATAACTTACGAGTTTTTGCTTCAACTGTTTGTTTCAAGATTTGGATTGATAATCTGTTACCTGCAGATCCTTCAAGTGCCGCTGTTGCGCCACCTTTTGCCGGATCGGCATCGTTTCCAGAATATGCTTCTGCGATCTTGAATGGTGATAACGCCTCTTCACCAGCGGCAACGTTTGTCGCGCCGTTAGTTGTAGAGTCTGCGTATCTCACTCTTAGAGTATGGATTTGTCCAACTGGGCCAGTCATCGGTTGTACTCCAACCAATTCGTTAGCAATCACAGTCGGCATAACCCGTCTGATTACTGGTAAGATAACTCTGTTCAAAGTTGCAACATTACCTGCTGAAGTGGCACCTGCTGTCGCAGTCTCATTCAAATACGATCTTGTATTCTCTAGAGTCACTTCCATTACAGACTTAGTGTTACCAGAAAGTCCTTCTAGTAATGCTGTCTTTGTATCCTGCCAGCGAGCTTCTGTTAGTTCTGACATTTATTTTCTCCTTAATGTGTTTTATATTCCTGCAAGTCTTTTTATATCAACGATATTACCGTTGAATTGACCCACGGGTTTACTAACTGTTTCTAATTTGTCGCCTGTTACTTCTGTGCCTTCTCTCAATGCCTGTTTTTTCGCTGGAGTGTTACCATTAATTACTGCTGGCATATACTTTTCGAATTGTTTTTCCAATTTTCCAGTCTCCACGCTCTCCAGTAGATTTGTCATTATATCTTTTTGTTCTGTATTCAACGGCTTAATTAAGTCGTTAATTACTGCTTCTCTCTCTGCTGACTCTTTAAGCGATACAATTTCAGCCTCTTTGGCTTCAACTTTCGCTTTCATCTCTTCAGCATTCTTTTTCGCTTCTTCTGCCTGTAGTTTTGTTGTATCAACTACTTTCAAAAGTTTGGCTGTTTCACCTTTTTCGTTCAAGAAACTTTGTGAGTATTCTTGAGCGTAAGATTCATACAGTCTGCGACCAAAGTCGTTTTTACGAGCCGCATCAATGTCTTCTCTCAATTGAGAAATTTCATTTTTCAATGTTTTCTCAACGATCGTAGTCACTGCTTCTGCACTCTTTGTAATAAACTTCGTTCTTATTTTTTCAAAGTGTGCTTTTGCTTCTCTGATAAGACGTACTTTCGTCTCTGCGACGTCTTGTTTGTCCTCGTTAAACTCTGCTATTTCTTTAGATAGAGCATCAACTACAAAGTCCTCAAGTTTGGTGAAATTTTCAGCCATAACTTTTTGGTCTGCGTGTAATTCGTTGATTTCAGATTTAAGTCTTTCAAAAACAAAACCTTTTAGATTCGCTGAATCTTCTTGCATCTTGATAGCATACTTGGCTTTTTGTTCAGCCAATTGTTTACGATCTTCGGCAAATTCAGCAATCTCCGCCTGTAACTTTTCATTTACCATTGCATCAACGGCTTCCACCATCTGTGCTTTGTCATGCTCATACTTTTTCGCAAATTCTTCACGAAGTTCTGATGTTACAGCGTGTTTGTTTTCTTCCACTCGTGTATTCCAAGCGGTTTCAATCTCAGCTCTGATCTCTTCAGATATTGCATTGTTTTCGAAGAGTGATTTCAGTGCATCTAACATTTATTTTCTCCTACTATTTGAGTCCGTTAATTATATTAACCAACGCCTCTTTTAGATATTTTTGTGCCTTTGTGTCCCTTGCTGTTTGTAACGCCTTATATCCACCTTTAGAATTCATTAACTGTTCGTAGATTGGAGTTGGATAGGCTCCTGGTGCACTTGGTTGTGCAACAACATCTACTGTAATAATTTCAAAATCTGACACTTGTCCGGATCCGTCTTCTTTAACGTTACCTGAACCCCTACTAGAAACACCAAGTTTAACTCCGCTTTCCAGCATTGTTTCAACTAGTTTTCCCATAGGGGTCGGTAACACTTTTAATTTTCCGTATCCGTTCGGACCGTCCATCCACATATCTGTTAACATATGGCTAACTCTGTCCAAATTAATGTTAAGTCCTTCAGGATGATCAACTTCGCCCAACACTGAGTATCCGCCGGTAATTTGGTCGTTAAGTGTGCTGACAGCCCTACTGATCTCACTCACGGGGTATACTCTTTGGTTGGCGTTTTTAACACCACCTTGTATACAAATCCCTTTCATATAAAGGGACTTTCCGTTTGTTTCATCTTTGGACTCAACGACTATTTTTGCTTGGTCGAAGGTCAACGTCTCACGTAATGATAACATCCTATTTTTTCCTAACAATTATTAACTGCCCAATGTTGACTTTGTCGCAGATCCATCGTCGTCTGCTTTAGTCTGAGCCTTTGGTGCCGCAGTCATTTTAGCCTTTGCACCTGGTTTATTAACATTGCCTGCATCTTCTTCTTTAGCCGCTGGTGCTTTAGAACCTGCTTCTTCACCACCTTGTACTAAATTGCTTGAAGATCCACCCATGTCATTTTTACCAGCAACTGGAGATTTAGAATTATCTGAACCGTCAGTGTTTGATGCACTAACTTTGTTCACATACTCTCTAATTTCTTCTGTTGCAGACTTTGGTGCTTCTGTAGACTCAACCGCTGGTTGGTCACCAAGTACGGGAGCAATTTCTACTTCTCCCTCTGCCGATTGATCAACAACTGCTTCATCTTCTTTCTCTTCTTCAGAGTCATCCGAATCATCGTCGCCTTCTTCCTTGTCAGACATCATCTTTTCGAATTCTGCCTTAAGGTCATCAATAGCATCTTCTAAATCAACAACTCTGTCTTCCATATCTTCACCGTCATGGTCAGCATCGTCGCCGTTTTCTTCGCCTTTGTCCGCTTCAATGTCACCGATCATATCATCAGTAGCATCTCCTTCGGGTGCTTGTTGCGAAATTTCTTGTTCAGCAGGAATAATTCCTACTTCGTCAGTAGTAACTTCATCAACTTTATCTTCTGCTTTTTCTGAATCGTCTGCTTTTTCTTCTACAGCGTCTTCTTCTTTTTCAGAAGCATCAGTTTTTTCTTCTACAGCATCTTCTTCTTTTTCTGAAGTATCTGCTTTCTCTTCTACTGATTTTTCGTCTTTTTTATCTTCTTTGGCATCTGCTTCTGCTGTTTTTTCTTCAACTTTAGCATCTTCTAAATCACCATCAAGAAGATTTTCATAAATCTCTCTAGATTTTTCTACAACAATGTCGTGGAATAACTCTTCAGCACCTGATTTATCATCAGCCACTAATTTTTCCAACATTGCTTCGAACTTATTTTTTTGTTCTGACATCTGTTTTCCTCCGTAAGTTTAAGATTAATAGTTCTGTCAAATATTATTTAGTTTTAATTAGTCAAAACGGTAGGTAATGGGCAGAAAACGGCCCTTTTAAGATAGGTTGTGTGCGTTCTTAAACTCAGAAACAGTAATCTCACTGTAATTCGCGTATTTGTGTAAATCTTGCGCCTTGAACGTCGATTTACCATCTCTGACTATTCGTATATATCTCTTTGAAGGATTCTTTTGTAGTAGTATACAACTCTGACGCATCCAATTTCCATGGTAGGTTGCAACATCTGTGCTTTTTTTGTAGTTCTGGGTGTCAGCAAACAGGTTGTTTAACTTGCCTTCACGTGTGCCCACAAAGTCCCAACCCAGCAAATACAACTTTGTATGTGCGTGTTTAGTGGCTAGGTGCAGTGCTGTGGGGCCTGAGCTCCATCCTAGGGGTGGAGAGAAGTAGTTAAGGTTCTTGAACTTCTTGAATGCTCTATTTTCGTTTGTCCATACTGGTACTTTGTGCTGATAGTTTGCTCCACAGATCTCAAATATCATCTTGGCATCCACTGCCACCAAGTAGTCCGGATCAAACTCACGAAACACAGCATTGCAGGCATATATCTTGCCGTAATCTCGCAACGATTCTAAGGCAATTCCTTGCCTACTTGTGCCGTTCCCTAGCACAAATGCTGTTGACATGGTTAAATCTCTGCTTGGTTATCTGCAGAATACATTGATCTGATGAATTCTAATTCGTTTTCTTGCTCTTCTTGATGAAATTCGCCTGCCATTCTGGCTCTATTGATCTGCTTCAGGGTTAATCTAGTTTTGCGTGTATCGTCTTTAGACACAATTGATTGGTCATCACCTGGAGAATAACTTTTGTTCTCTCCTGACTCCAATGTGTTTTTGTCGAAATAAAATAACTCTCTCAATATCATGATAATATTTATGTAGTAGGCGGAGTTTGTCCACCAGTGCCGCCTGTTTGATCAGGTGTTGGTGTTGCTGTGCCAGTACCGCCCAATGGTGATACACCTCCTGCTGGTTCTTCTTCTGTGTCGGCTTCTTGATCTGCATTGTCTAAGTCTGTTTGGATTCCTCCTCCACTTATTCCAGCACTTCTCAATTCGCCTGTACTTTCAGTTGGTTTTGCTCCAAGGTTTTCATCATTTTCTTCTCTCCACAGTCTTTCGTTTTCAGCCAATTCTTCTGCTGATAGACCTAAAAATCTTTGCAATGCATAACGTTTGCTTACGTGTGGCACTGCTGATAACTGTGTAAATGTTGATATTCTTTGATTATCTAATTCTGCTTGTCTATAAGATGCAAAGTTCATTGGTTGTTGCATTTTTAAGTCAAACATTGATGTATCAATATTGATACCTTTGTCCAATAAGTATTTTTTAAACTCTACGTTGAACTCTTCTACAATTAAATTTTGCAGTCTTTCACAATATTTGTTGAATCTTAATTCTTGTATGTACGCTGTTCCTACTCTACCATCGTTGTACTGACTGTTTGAGTCATCTGCACCTGTTGGCAAGTATGAACTTGGTATTCTTAAACCTCTAAACAATTTGTTTGTAAAGAATTTAAGGTCATCAATCTCACCTAGGTTTGTACCACCAGGTAATGTTTCAACTTTAGATCCTCTTCCTTCTGCTGTTTGTGGGAAAAAGTAATCTTCGTTTGTGGATAATGGATTGTACGCTGAATCAATTACACTTGTTCCACCACCCGTTGCACTTGGAATACGTCTTTGATGTATTTCTGTTTTAACTCTTTCAACAAATTGCATTGCAAGGTGACTTGGCATATTACCTACATCAATATAAAACACACGTCTTTCGGGTGCTCTCTGTGTTCTGTATATAATAATGGCATCTTCTAGTAATTCTTTTTGTTTAAACACTTTGAACACTGCTTCCAACAATGAATTTCCAAATGGAAAGTTGTTATCCAGTCCTTCTGACAAACTTAAATGTACCACGTGTTCGGAATCAACTGCAATCTCTTTCATGCCTGTTGAAAATCTTGATCCTGATGATGTTGCGTAGTCATGACCACTTGCACCAACGTATCCTCTTGCTCCACCTGTTAAGTATCCTGAACCACCACCAGTAACATTTCCTGTTGTTTGATATGGAGTTGTTGCAACCATGTTTTTAAAATTAAAATTTATGTCTTTAATAATGTATTGTTCAGGTGTTTTTCCTGTGCTTTCATTCACAATTATTTTTGTTACTTTTGCAGGGTCTACATGGAACCATTTTTTAGTTTCTGGATCTCTAACAAAGAATGCATCACCATACTTGAACACATTACGTAAAATTTTAAACATTCTTTTGTTGAAGTCATTCATTTTACACCATTGTTGTAGATATTGTTTTAAAATTTGTACTTCTGAATTTGTTGCTCTTTGTTTGAAATCCATTCTAAATACTGTGCTGTTGTTAGGATTCTGTTGACTGGTAAATTCTGCAAGTATATCCAAAGCCGCATTGACTTCAGAATCTAAATCCATTGTGTTGTATTGTCCGTATCTTTCAATCCTGTTCGGTGAACCTGTGTACACATCAGGTAGATATGATGAATAGTTTGTTCTTGCCGGTCCCGCTCTACCGGATACCGTTGAACCCATTGCTGATGCATTGCCTGTGACATCTGTACCAACTGGGACCTGTGTAAAATATCTTTTCCAACTCATTATTTTTCCTAAGTATTATAAACGTTCGAGTTTGATGTTTTTCTCGAAATGTTTTTGTTACTGTTTGCCACGTCTTCCATTACTAGTTTAATTTCTGCAAGTAGTGTACTTATTCCATCCAGTTTATCTTGATTGCTTCTTCCGGACGATGTAATTGCTCCACTCATGCTTGTATTCACTTCTCTAAATGCTCCTGCTAACTCTTCTAACTTTGTAGTATACAATGATAATTTGTCTTTGTCAAGATCATCTAGTGCTTCTGACATAGTTCTGGCATAAGTTTTCATTCCAGACACAGCGTTTGCCAAATTACCTGTGTTACCAACACCAGAAACCAATGCTAAAACTAAATTTTTGGTTCCATCAGCAACATCGGACAAGTTTTTGCCGTCTACATTGTTGAATGTTTGCAATCCTTTTCCAATTGCCGCAATACCTAAACCAGCACCAACACCTGATAAACCTAACAAAGCACCAATACCTAAACCAGCAAACGCACCGCCTTTTGCCACTGCCGGACCTGCCGAACCTAATGCTTTCATTCCGCCTATTGCCGCACCGCCTCCACCTAATGATGGAAGAAGTTTGCTCATAAATCCGCCAAGCAATTTAAATGTTCCTCCTAGTGCCATTGAAGCAATTTTAAGTGCTCCTAATGCCAGTGCCGCCGAACCTAATCCTCCTACAAATTTTACAAGTGCATCATCAGATGCCATCAGAGGAGCCATTATACTGTTTACAAGTTTTGCGAGACCACCTAAAGCAAAACCAAATGCTTGAAGGAATGGTAAAAGAACTGTGATCGCAAAGTTTTGAATATCTTTGAATGCATCTTTGAATCCTAATATCTGATTTGATGTTGCCTTGATTGCCTCTGCCTGTTGTCTCTCTACCGCAGATCTTTGTGCACCAAATTTTGTCAAGTTAAACAACTCAACATTTGCCGCAAGTGTTTGATTGCCAAGCACATCTAATAGTGCTCCTGTTCTTTGGAATCCACTACCCAAGTTTTGTGATATGCCTGCTGTCTGTCTGATGATTGCTTCAAATTGTTCCACAGAACCATTTCCAAAACTGACCTGTCTGGCAAAAGTGGCAATCTGAGGATTCAACCTTACTAAACTTTTTGCAAAGTCTGATATAGGTACACCGCCTGTTCCTATTAATTCTTTAAATGCATCTTGTGTTGCTTGAGGTAAACCTTGTAAACTTCCTAATATTTCTTGTACTCCCGGAACCATACTAGACTCAAGCGACTGTATAATACCTTTAATACGTTTTTCCATCATGTCTGCTTTAACGGCATCAGCAATTTGTTTTCTCTGTTTACCTGTGATGGATGAAAGTTGATCTAAATTCATTATGAAGTCTTGAGCACCAGCATTCAATTCTCTATTGGTCATAGTTTGTGCTCTACCTATTGACGTCTGTATTTCTAAATAATCTGTAAGAAGATCTGTTGTTTCTTCAAAAGTCATTCCTAGACCGTTGGCTGTGGATCTAAATTCTCCTTGAAGCAATCTACTGATGTCAGTGAAACGTTCTGTACCACCTCTTACACTTCCGCCCAACAGTGCAAGTGTGTCTGCACTTTTACCTAGTGCGTTTGAAAATGCGTCCAACGATAGTGATGCTCTCAGTGCCAATTCTCTTGTGGTGAATAATCCGTCACTGAACTGAATACCAACTTCTGATAGTTGTTTAAAATTGTCCACCTGTGTGTCTATCAATTTTGCAAGTTGTTCAACACTTTTCATCAAGATGAACATATACTTGTTTCCCGTGATGTCCGCCATAGTGGTCAAGGTTGATGCAAAACCTTCCACAGACATTGAACCACTCATCAATTGGCTGGAGAACATTTTGGTACCTGTCCACAAAGAGTACATGCCTCTTTCGTTTTTTCTCAACTCCATTTCCCATTCGGCTAATTGGTCAGTTACGTCTTCAATCTGTTTGGTATTTTCTTCTTTTGCTTTTTGTTCCTTTTTTTCTACAGGAGTTTTTGGTGCTGATGTTGATTTGCCTGTTAAGGCGTCGGCAAGGCGTTTCATTGTGGCTTCTGAGGCTGGCCCTAGTTGAGTCCGCCCATCCAATTCTTTCAGATATTTCAGTAGATCGTCTACTTCTGCCATAATTATATACGCACTTAATTAGTAGTAGTAAATACTACTATATTATTTGAATGCATTCCTTTGTGTGTGTATTTATAGGAGAAAAAATGACAGAACAAACAACAGGACAAAATACCAGTAATCCGTTACAGAAGTATTTTAGACAACCTAAATTACACGTTCGTTTACCGAGCGGTGGAAAATACTATCCACCAGGATCATTGGATTTACCTGAATCAGGCGAGGTGGCAATCTATCCACTCACAGCCAAAGATGAATTGCTTTTAAAAACACCAGACAGTTTAATGAACGGCACAGCCACAGCAGATGTGATTAAAAGTTGTGTGCCACAAATCAAACAGCCTTGGTACATGCCAAGTTTAGATGTTGATGCATTGATCATGGCAATAAGAATTGCCACATACGGTGAAAACATGACAATCACAGTCAAAGTGCCCAACACAGGAGATGAAAAAGATTTCACAATAGATTTAAATTCTGTAATAGCACCTTTGATGTCAGCCACGTATGCAGACACAATCAAATTGGAAAACATGACAATCACTCTGCGTCCATTGATGTATTCAGAGTTTACCAAAGATGCACTACGCAGTTTTGAAGAACAAAGAGTGTACAACTTGGTGAATGATGACACAGTGCCCAACGAAGAAAAAATGGAAAGATTCT